GTAGATTTCTGTTGCAGTGCAGACGGATGATCAGCAATTTTCAAATTGAATATGGCTACGACACTGATGGAGTGGACAAGGAAGCGCTGATTCGTGTTCCTGCTCGCTACGGCGATGCCAGTCGCAATGCACAGGTGATCCTGCAGGAGAACTCAAGAAATTCAATGCCAGCCAGTCCATTGATGACTTTTTATATTTCAAGTCTCACGTATGATCGACCCAGAATGCAGGATCCTACCTTTGTGAGCAAGATCAATGTGCGTCAACGTACCTATGACACTGACACAGAAAGCTACGAAACCACACAAGGCAATGCTTTCTCAATTGAACGCTTGATGCCAGTGCCATACAAGATGGGAATCAACCTGGACTTCTGGAGCAGCAACACCAATCAAAAGTTTCAGATGTTTGAGCAAATCTCCACCCTGTTCAATCCCAGCCTGGAAATACAAAGCACAGACAACTACATTGACTGGACCAGCCTAACAGTGGTTGAACTAGAAGATATCACATTCACATCAAGAAGCATACCAATGGGTGCCGACAATCCCATTGACATGATGACTTTCAAATTCAACATACCAATCTGGATCAGTTCTCCAGCCAAGGTCAAAAAACTAGGCGTGGTAGAACGTGTGATTGCCAGCATCTACGATGCACAAGGAGACTTGAACAATGCTGTATCCGACAACGACTTGTTGTTGGGCACTAGGCAAGTGATTACTCCGTTCAACTGGGCCGTGGTGTTGATTGGCAACAAGGTACAATGTTTGCAACAGGTCAGCTTGCCCCAGGAGCCAGGCAACGACACGCTGACTCCACCAGAAATTGTGTCGGATAGTAATCTGTTGTGGGCTGCTGTGATCGGCACCTATGGTGTGCTACGCCCGGGCATTAGTCAACTGCGACTGCTGCAAGAAGATGGCACAGAAGTGATTGGCACAATTGCACAAGATCCCAACGATGACCGCTTTGTGATTTTTGATGTGGACACTGACACAACACCGCAGAACACACTTGATCCTATTGACGCTGTGATCAACCCCTTGGTCAGTGGACCACAAGACGGGTTAGATTCTGCCATAGATGGACAGCGTTACTTGCTTACTGAAGCCACTGGTGATGAATCCAACACCAATCCTGCTGTGGCCTGGCTGGGTGCAAATGATAGACAACTGATAGCTGAAGCCAATGACATCATTCAGTACTCCAACAACTACTGGCGTGTGGTGTTTAGAGCTGCAGGTGCTGCTGCTGGACAATATGTTACCAACATAACCACTGGCATACAGTACGAGTGGAACGGTGATGCCTGGGTCAAAAGCTACCAGGGTGTTTATCCTGGCGGCGTCTGGAGTCTTGTGCTTTGAAAGCAGTGGGTGTTTGGTTCCGTAGTCGGGACACTGGTAGATATCTGTATCTCCTACGAAATGATGTCAAACATCCCGGAGCCTGGGGACTGCCCGGAGGCAAAATTGAAACTGGCGAAACACTCTTGGGTGGCATGGAGCGTGAGTGTATAGAGGAACTGGGATTTTTTCCCACTTACCTGCGCTTGATGCCCTTGGAAAAGTTTACTTCGGCGGATCAGGCATTTGAATATCACACCTGGGTGTGTGTGATAGACACTGAATTCACGCCCAGACTCAATCATGAACATCTTGGCTATGCCTGGCTAGACGCTGGCACCTGGCCCAAACCCATGCATCCAGGACTCTGGAGCACCATCAATCTTGAAGCTGTACAAAGCAAAATCCTGCTGGTTGAGCAGGATCTTGTGACACGTTAGGCTTGACTTTCCTGGAACTGTACCTGGATTTCTCCAGTTGGGGTTGTGTTGGTTGACAGTGCAGTAATCTGCACTGCCAGCACCTCTGGTCCGTTGGGATAGGTTCCTGTTCCTGGAATACTACTTGTACCAATCTGTTTGACAGTGCCCAAGTCCAGCACACCTGAGTTGGTTGTGGAGATTGGAATCGCAAACAAACGTTCGCCTCCAGTCAACTCACTGGTAATCGCTGCAATGGTCATGTTCAAGTCATTGGCAGTGGTTGATCCACCAATCACATTGCCCAGGATCTTGATGGTGTCGCCTACAGCATATCCGTCACCAGCTGTTTGCACAGTGATCTGTGTGGTAGTGGTGCTATACGCTGTGCCTGCTGCTGTCAACTGTACAGTAATCTTGGCATTGGCGCCTGAACTAGACACGTTGACCGGAGTCAAGTTTGCAAATGTTTTGGCAGTGCTAAATGTTACCTTCACACCTGAACGTGTCATACCGCCTGTGGTGTTGAACAGCGCTGACGTCAAACCACCTGTTGCTTCTACTGTATAACGTGGAGCAGTTGAGAACTGTGTGAAGCTGGGCTGGAAACCGCCACCTGCATTGTTGAGTCCTGCCCAGCTGGTGTTGGCTGAGTCAATGTTGTTGGGATTCAAGATACCTTCAATCAGGTATCGTCCTGCGGTGACCTGAACGTTCAAGTTACTCAATGTCAACTGGGCACGGTTGATCAGGTCACGCACTCCTAGGTCGCCAATAATACCATTGCTCACACTGGGTGCCAGACGCATGACAAACGCTGTTTGTTTGTCACCTACAGTGGCTGGAAAACCATAGTTGGTACGGTTGAATGTAAACTGATAGCCTTGGTCGTCGTCAAATCCGCCATCCATGACTACTGCGCTACCCCAGTGGTTGACCAATGGTATGGCGGTGTTGGAGATCAAGATAACACCGGTGTTGTCCGCATGCGAGGTTGGCGAGCTGGATGTATAGCTTCGACTTTGGCCTTCTGCCCACTGTACAAATGTTGCACCACGTGTGCAACCTGTTAGATTGTTGCCCGACTTGCCCGAGTATTTGATAATTTCGCTTTCAATCATCACAAACACAGGATATGTCACACTGGCTGATGGGTAATCAGTTGCGTCACGCAAAGTAATTGTGGTAACTGCATCGTTGATTGCACCGTTGAGACCAGACACTGGTGTTTCATTGATGGCTTCATAACGTGCTGGCAAGTTGCCGGACCGCATGTAGGCTTCGTTGTTCAAGTTGTTGTTGGGTCTACGGTGTGCCATGATAAACTTGCCGTCTTGGCCACGAATCATCCACTGCACATAGCCAGCACCGTACCATGAGTATTCAATACCATACATCTGCATCTTGCTTGCATCTAGAGTAAAACCTGATGCACCTGTGCCGTCCAGGGGGTCAATGTTAAAGTCTGCCTGGCGCACTCGAAGTTCGTTGCGCAGTGCTGTTTTCACACGAGTTTGATTGCTCACACCACGGAAGGCAGGCACAATTGTCATGCGGTTGTTGTCAAGGATACTGGTAACAGTATGACTCATACCTTTGATCACCAACAGGTCACCGTTGTTGAGTTGGTCCTGGAAGCGGCAACTGCCGTCACCAGTAACAAGGTTGGATCCTGCACCAACTGACACAAGACCAGCAACTTGGAATGTGCTGGAACGTTGTACTGCATTCACTGTGATTCCGTTGTTTTCCCAGAACAAGCCGTTTTGATCATCAAAAATACCAGCACGAACACTTGCGCCGTACCAGCCAGTGACGTTTAATCGAGGCTGTTGTCCCAGCACAGGAGTTGTGCTTCCAAGCAAGGCTTGTGCTTCTACTGTAAAACTAGTGTCTGACACAATAGCAGTCACAACATAATTAGATTGGTCGTAGCCGGATGTGGTAACTCCTGTAATGGCCACTATGGCGCCAGCATTCAGGCCGTTTTCAACGTCTGTGGTCACAGTGATATTACTTGCAATTGCTGTACCGTCTGCACTCACAGAAGTAATATCATATGTTGGGGCCAGTACCGAACCAGTGGAGAACAAAATACCCTTGCCAGATTGATAGCGGAAGTATTTCTTGGTCACACGGATTGCACTGGCGCCGCGGGTTGGTGTGCCTGGACCCATCAAAACACCACCATCAAATGGTCTTGGTATAAATGCCGCATTACTTCGCACAAATGCCAGGCCGGCAATGCTGCCACTGACCGCGGCACCAGTTTTGGCCTGATATGTAAATGTTGTTGTGCTGGGTACGCTGAGAATAGTAAATGAACCTTCAGCGTACTGATAGTTAGTGCCAGCACTGAGATTCATCAAGATTGGAGTTCCTGGCACAAGACCGTGAGCATAATTTGTGGTCACAGTGATTGTGCTTGGATTGTTGCCGTCACTCACAATACTTGCCACGTCAAAGTCAGCACCAGTGTATGGGAATGCCTGACGAATAATTGTGTCTGTTTGGTTCAGCGGATATCCAGCAGCCAGGCTTGGACTACGACGTGGATAGTAGAAGAAGTTGTTGGAGTTTGCCTGGAATACTAGACCAACACCTTCTGTGTTGGAGTTGTTGGTATTTTGTGTGCTCACATACTCATTGGCGTCAAGTGGCGTGTCACTTTGATTTACACCAATTTGTGGGATTGTGTTGGCACCTGTGGCATAGAACATACCAGTCATGCGAATCATTGGAGAGCCTGCACCTGCGGCTGTTAGTGCTGTGGTGTTGAATTCACCGCGTGTGATTGTTTGTGTGCCGTTGACCGCGGTACTGATCACTGTGTGTTGTACCAGCTCAACGTTGCCGCTGAGTTTTTGCAACACTGTGCCAGCAGCATACGAATTGGCAGCGGTGCTGTTGTACCAGCCGCGATTGAGTTGCAGTGTGGTTCCGTCAGTAACTGATTGGACCTGTGCCACTTCCAGAGTGCTCACAGGAAAAACAGAGTTGCCAATAGAGATATTGCCGCCAGCACCGTTGGTGTTGTTGGTCTGACGAATAACTGTCAATGCATTGCCAGAAACGTTGGTAACTGCCATGGTTTCATAAACGTTTGCAGTATCTGTCAGCACAATGATATAGCTACCGTCCACAATCAACGGAGCGGCTGCCACGTTGGCAACGTTGACTGTGGTTGTTGCGGTACTGGTAATGTTAGCAACTGCCAGTGTGGTTCCGCCTGTGGTTGGGCGACCAATAATCAATACATTGTCGCCGGCTGTGAAGCCACTTGATGTTCCTACCGAGAACGTGCGTTCTGCTGAGCTGCTGACATTGGCTGTGAGATAGTTTGAGGTAAACGGAGTGGTGTTGCCTTGTGTTTGACTCACAATCAAAGCATAATCATTGGCCACCCACTGTGGCGTACCTGGATTTTCCAGTTTGATCGATGTGTCAACGTTGCTGGTGATCAAGTCATCGCCGGCCAACAAGCTCACATAGCCGTTGGTGTTATAAACTATGTCTGCACCAATATCTTCGTAAAAACTTGGAATGTTGTTTGTGGTTGAAACAGCTTCCCACTTGGTATTTTGCAAACCATATTCAAAGTCAGCGTCAATTAGAGATTGTGGATTTGAAACACGTTCACGGCCAATGGCATCCATACCAAAATCCCAGGGTATGGTTCGTAGGTCACGGTCTTCAACATAGATTGCCAGCTTGTCATTGGCACTCAGTGTTGCTGTGTTCACATCCAGGGTTATTGTGGTTACGCCAGCATATGCTGCGGGGAACGTGGCTGTGACGCCTGCTGCCCAGGTAATTGTGCCACCCAGTGTGGTATCTGCAAAGTTGTAGATATTGACATTGGTTGTGGTATCATAGATGGCCAGGATGTCAGCCAAGTTGTAGCGATCAGGTACCTTGACAGTGCCTAGACCAGCAGTTCCTGGTGCAAATGCATACTCATATAAACGTTTTCTTGCCATCTCTTAAACTCCAAAAATAATTTGACCTGCTGTCAATCGGGCCTGTGTGTCTTGACCAAACTTGTCGTAACTGATTGCACCATTGGCAATCTTGCT